CAGGCCAACGGCCGTTAGCGCAAAAGAAACCCTAGCCTGGCCCCGCCAGGCTAGGCGCGAAGGCGGCATGGACATTCACGCCGGGGTCGGCGGTGACCTTGGCGGATGTTCCGGGCGGGGCGTTGGCGAAACGGATGGTGATGTCGGCCTTGGCGGTGTTGGCGACATAGTCGCGGGTTTCCTTGAAGGGGATGGCCTTGGCGAAGTCGGCGTCGGAGATCTGCCCCTTGCGGGGGTCGCCGAGGTGCAGATCGCCCAGCTTCTCGTTATAGGCCTTGTCGTTGGCGAGGCGCTGCGGGTCCCAGGCGACGCCGTGCTTGGCGGCGGTTTCGCGCGCGGTCTTCGGCAGCATCTGCATGGCGCCGACCGCACCGGCCGAGGACGTGAGCGGCCTGCCGTGCTTATCGAACTGTCGGGATCGGCTTTCCTGATGCTCGATGCGCGCGGCGAAGTCGAGCGCGGCCGAAGCAAAGCCCTTGGCGCCGCTTTCGGCGGCTTTGAAGCCGTTGACGGCTAGGTCTTTGGCGGCCGCACCGACCTGCGCCAAGCCGCCAAGGGCGGCTTTGGCGGCGCCTGGCGCGGCCGCGAGACCCTTGAAGCCGACATCAAGCCCATCCTCGGCCGCCATTCCGGCGGTCTTTTCGAGCGCGCCGAGGTGCTGCTTGGTCTTGATGACGTTTTTGTTGACGTCGGTGGAGCGGGCGACTTCGTCAGGCGTCAGCTCGGCGCCGGAGGCGGCGTAATCGGCGCCCTCAGCCTGAAGCGCCTTGGAGCCCTTGCGTAGGGCCGGCAGCATTCCGCTCAGGCCGGCGATCTGGGCGATCTTCTGCTGGGCGTAGGTGTCTTTCTGAGCGGCCGTCGCATCGGCCAGGTCCAGCAGGGCCTGATGCGTGTCAATGGCCCCGTCCTTGGTGTATTTGAGCTTGATGCCCAGCTCGTTGAGCAGGGCGAGCAGAGTGTTGTTGGAGCCGAACCGCGCGTCGCGCAGGTTCATGCCCAGACTCTCGATGCTGGAGTCGACCGATTGGGCGGAGACGCCGAAGCGTTCGGACGCGGCGCGCGCTTCCTGGAGCTGGTTTGTGGTGACGCCGAGAGTCTCGGCCGTGCGCCCGATCTCCGCGCCCGTGTTGGCCCACTTGGAGCCGAGGAGGTAGGTAGCGACGCCAAGGCCCACAACAGCCGCCGTGGTCGCCGCAATAGCGCCGGACGCCGTAGCGGCGACGCCCGCCAAGCCGCCGAGGCCATCACTGGTCAGGCCAGTGACGCCGAGAACATCGTTAGCGACCTCCCGGAAGCCGCCGCCAAAGGATTGGGCGTTCTTGAGGATGTCGGCGAACTTGCCGTCCACCCGATCCAGAACAGATGTGATTCGGCCGAAACCACGGGTCACTTTGCTGAGCCGGGCGAAACCGCTCTTGTCGGCGAGGGTCTCAGTGCGTTTTGAAAAGCCGTCCGCGCGCTTTTGCGCTGACCGGAAGCCGCCGTCGGTCTTGTCGACGGCCGTGATCTGGACAGCGATTTTAGGCGTCATACAGAACCGTTCCTCAACGCCGCCGCGCGGTCATGCCAGTCGTTCAGTTCGGTCCATGTCATCCGCGCGAGGACGAAGGGGTCCCAGCCGAACACCGCCGCCAGGCGGGCCTCTAGCTGACGCCAGTTTTCCGGGCGGCCCGATAAAAACCCACGATGAATTCTTCCGCCTCGACCACTTGGCCAATACCGATTTGCAGCACCGCGCCTTCCGGCACGCCGGACACGAGGGCGACGCAGAAAGTCCGCTGATCGTCTTCCGGCTTCTTCAGAATCTCGCGCCATTCGCCCGCCGTAGGCTCGCGCAGCACGAGTTGATCGTAGGATTGCCCCTTGAACTCCACCGGCTTCTTCAGCGTGATGACCAGTTCGTCGGGTTGCTCAGTTTTCTGTGACATTGCTGCCTTCCCAGGTGATTTCGATTTCGCCTTCCTCGGCGTCGGCCATGGGGGGCTCCGTGACGAACATGTTGTTGCCGACCACGGTCACGCCGTTGTTGAGCTGGCAGGTGACGTTGACGTTGGTTTGTTGACCCAGGGCCGTGACCGAGATCGCGCCGTTGTTGCGCAGGGTCGCCTTGATCTGGCCCCAGCCGGGGGTGGACTTGAACCCATGGGGGCCATCCAGCCCGGACTTCATTTCCCGCGTGGGCGAGGATGGGCGATAGGTGAATTTGCCCACCAGGGCGACGTTGGTCCCGCCCACGTTGAGGTAGGCGGTGCCGGCGATGGCGGTGAGTGCGGGCATGAACCGAGATCCTTGTCAGAAGGATGGGATGCTGGGTCCTCAGGTCGGCTTCCGCAGCCTCCGGCTGCGTCGTTGCCCGAGGATGACGGGTTTTAACGCAGGCGGAACTGCGCCAGGACGGCCATGATATCGAGGCGTTCGATCAGGACGGCGGGCCAGAGGACGTCCACGCGGTTGGGGTTGGCGGCGTTGATCTGGACCACCAGGCCGGCGGCGAAGACCGCAGGTTGCTGGGCGTAGCCGCCGTCGCACAGGGTCTGGTACTGGGCGATGAGCAGGTTGCGGATGATCGACGGGGTGACCACGCCGTTGGGCGGGTTGTAGCCGGGCGCATCGGCGGCCAGCTTGGAGCGGGCAAGCTGGCTGGTGACCACGCCTTTCAGTTGGCGCAGGCAATAGGCCAGGTTGAACAGGGTTTCGGCGTCGCGGTAGCTGTTGTCCGGGGCGCCGGACGTGTTGACCTGGTAGGTGGTGACCAGCTTTTCCAGGTAAACCTGGCCGGCGATGACGTTGGTGGTGGACAGGCCGTCGATCAGCAGGGCGTTGCATTGGCCCAGGCTGAAGCGGGACGGCATCGGTGGCGGCGAGGTGGTGGCCAGGGGCACGCCCCGGATCGGCTGGGACGCGTCGTCGCGGACGCTCATAATGGCCTGAGCGCCGACGTCGGTGATTTCACGCCAGATTGGGGTCGGCTCGGACCACAATTCGATGGCGGAGCTGTGCTGGTCGTTGTTGGTCACGCCCCAGGTGGTCAGGGCCGAATAGGTCCCGCGGTAGCCGGTGATGTGATGGCCGTACAGGTCCACCCCCGGCGACCAGCGGCCGGCGGTGTCGTTGAGGAAGGCCGCCATGGAGGTCATGGAAGCCGCGTCGCTATTGGGGTTGATAAACACCTCGAACGCCTGGGGGCCGAGGTTGGCCAGGGGTGTCGTCAGGCTGGGCGCGCCCGTGCCGTTGGCCATGGCGACGATGGTGGCGGCGATCCCGGCCGGGGTGTATTCGCCGCCGGCCGAGCCCTGCTTGTTGAGCAGGATCGGCATGTCGTTGCCGAGCAGGCCCTTGTGGTTGAAGGTGAAATCCACCTGGTAAGCATTGGTCCCATCGACTGCGCCCGTGACCGTCAGGTCGGGCTGGAGCGCCATCTGGGCGACCACGGCGGCGGCGAGCTGCGTGGCCGTCATCCCGGCCGTGACGCCGACCTGCACCAGTTCATCGCCGAGATAGAGGTTGAGCGAACCGTTAACCGTGGCCGGCCCGGTGAAGGAAATGCTGCCGGCCGCCTTGGCGCCGCCGGAAGGATCGGCCAGGGGCAGAATCCACACCTCGCCGAAGGGATCGTTGGCGCGGTAGCTGCGCACCATATCGGCGCCGACCGAGCCCAGGCCCAGCTTGGACACCGCGTCGCCATAGCCGCCGACGATGACCGGCACGGCGGGCGTGGCCGAACCCGTGGCCAGCATGGGGGCCAGGATCAGGGCGCGGACATTGTCCGGGCTGGAATTGGCCTGGCTGTTGCTGACGCCCGCGCAGAACAGCGGGACGAGCTGATTGGCCGCGACGCCGGGAATGGTGAGGGATGACATGGGGGAACGGCCCTCCTAGGACCTGGATGGGTTCAGGCGGTCGCTTCAGACGTCTTGCCGGTCTTGGCGGGTTTTGTCGGCGCCGGCTCGACCAGGATCAGGTCGCCGCAGGCGATGCCGCGTGCGACGTCCAGGTCGTGCTCGGACGCCTCGAAGCCCTCGGCGGGAACCAGGGCGCGCGTGATGGTGTGCCGGTATTGGCAACCGGGCTGAGGGCGAACCCACATGGCAGGCATCCTTTTTGTTTGCCCTATCGCTCGCCTGGCGGCTCGCTGCTTGAGGGCGGCGACTAAGACGGCGGTGGAAAGATGACCGTGGCTGTGGCCTCGGGGCGGCCGTCGGGGCCGGAGGCGCGGGGCGCGGGCGTGGCGCTGCCCGGCGGAAAGACGGTGGTGGTGTAGGTTCCGGACGGGTCGAAGATGTTCTGCAGGTCCGCGTCGATGACGACCTGCCCGAGGGCCGCCACGGGCGGGACGTAGAAGTCGTCTTCGTCCGAGGCCTGATAGAATTCCACACCGAGCAGATATTCGATGGCGCCGTAGTGCTGGGCGCCGGAGGCGTCGTAGACGTCGCGGGCGCGTTTGAACGGGATCTGCTGGATGTTCATCATCAGCAGGGGATTGCCGATCAGGGCCGTTTCGATCTGGCGCGCCATGCGTTGCAGATCGCAGTCCAGGGTGGCGGCGGCCGCGGCGCCGCCCCCCGCCGCGTCG